CTTCAAGTACTGATGATGTTGCAACCGGAACAGGCGCTAGAACTATTTTAGTTCAAGGGTTAGATGCAAACTTTGAAGAAGTTGAAGCTACGATAAATATGAATGGCACCTCTGCCTCAACCGCTACAACTCAAACTTTTCTTAGAGTCCATAGGGCATATGTAGTAACATCCGGTGCATATGGTAAAACGACAACAGGACCGCACAAAGGTAACATAACAATTAGAACCTCTGGCGCAGGTGCAACGCACATTTATTTAAACGCTGCCACCGCGGCTGTAGGACAAAGCCTTGTAGCAAGATATACAATCCCAGCCGGTAAAACAGGCTATTTAGTTAATGCTAATTTCACTGCAGCAGGCAATAAGCAATCAAATTTTTATTTATGGAAGCGTGAAAATGCTGATACTGTTACTGCTCCGTTTTCACCGAAACGAATAATTGAAACGTTTTCCGGTGTAATTTCATATCTTCCAAGGCAATGGCATATACCTATACGACTCCCTGAAAAAACTGATATATGGGCAAGTGTGATAGGTGACGGTACAGGATCCAGCGCAAGTGTAGCTTTTGATATAGTAATGGCAGATAATACTTAGGAGAAAAAATGAAGGTAATAGCAGACATTGGGAGTAATTGGATTACTCTCGACGATTGTTTAAAGAGTGTAGAAATTTGCAACGAATCAAATATTGATATCGTCAAGTTTCAGTATTTTACTCATGAGAAGTTGTATGGCTTCCCAGGCGAAATGAAGGGGGAGCTACCGAAGGAATGGATACCTCAAATAGCCGAACATGCTAAGGGACTAGGCGTAGAGTTTATGTGTTCGGTGTTTGATCCCGATGATGTTGAGTTCTTGGATCAGTATGTCTTCATGCATAAGATTGCTAGCTCGGAGAATAACTATCAGGATTTAATTAAAGCAGTTGAAGAATGCAACAGGCCCTACTTAGTAAGCATGGGATGTAGAACAAATATAGAATTTAGCTATTTATCGCATACAATGGCATGTATTGCAGAATATCCTACTGGCACTTATCCTATTGAGCAATTGACTACATTAGCCAACAAAATAAATGGTATAAATAATACTCCATATTTTGGCCTATCAGACCATAACCCAAGCGAGTATGGCTATGAGTTAGCGCATAGGTTTGGTTGCTCATTCTACGAGTTCCATTTCAATCCTTTAAAAATAGAGGGCCCGGATACTCTGCATTCAAGGACTACGTTTGAGAAGAAGGAAATAAAGCCTCATGAAGTAAAGTATGGTCGCATTCCTTTCAGACCTAAGCCCAAGGTTGATTGATGCATAAGTTTGTTCCCCATAGTGCAAAGCAAGCTACAGTACTTTTTTCAAAAAAGAGAATGGTAATACTTGGCTGTGGGATTCAATTTGGAAAGACTATATCGGGGGTAGTCTGGCTCAAAATGCTGATGCATCAATTTATCGATGCATCGGATAACTTTCTTGTTACCTCTCCTAGCTATAAGATTCTAGAACAATCAACACTACCTCCATTCATGCAGCTAAACGGCGCTTGTGGTCGATTAGATCGTAAGAATATGTGTTTTCATATTCATAACGGCGGCAAGGTTTGGTTTAGAACAGGGCAAAATCCTGATAGTGTCGTTGGTATCACTAACGTAAGAGCTGTCCTATGTGATGAAGCTGGTCTTTATTCACGTTATTTTTGGGATAATATCCAAGCAAGGGCATCATTTAAAGAGGCTCCTATCAGGATTGTGACTTCTCCTTATTCCCTCAATTGGCTTTATATCGATTTCATTAGGCCATATCAAAAGGACGATGAATATATCTGCAACCTGATTGATCTAGTCCAAGCCAACTCAGCAGAGAACCCTTACTTTCCTGAGCGTGAGTATGAGGACCGAAGGCGTACTATGGACCCACGCCGTTTTAACATGATATACGGAGGGGCGTTTTCAAAAGCAGAGGGTTTAGTATATGATTGTTTTGATCAGGACATAAACCAGATAGATAAAATGGTGTTGCCGCCCGGCACTAAAGTTGTAGCCGGTGTCGATTGGGGTTATCGAGATCCCTTTGTCATAATTGTAAGGGCAATCACTACCGAGGGCATGCATTACGAGATAGGCGAATTCTTTAAACCTCAGCTAACAGTTGATCAGATGATTGACGCAGCTAGTCGCTTCAAAGATCTATTCTGCATTCAAAGATTCTACTGCGATCCCTCCAGACCTGAGTATATTTCTCTTTTCAACCAGAATGGGCTCCGAGCATTAGCGGCTGACAATGAAATCCGGCTTGGCATCGATCGGCATTATGAGCTAATTAATTCTGGGATGTATTCTGTATTCAGGAAAACGTGTCCCCACTTGTTGGACGAGTATGAGCAATATCACTATCCAGAGTTGAAGGAAACGAAGGTCGATCAAGTGCAAAAGACCGAGTTGCCTGTGGACAACTCCAATCACACGCAAGATTGTGTTCGATATCTAACCATGGCAACGTATAAGCCGAAGGGTAAAAAACGCAATCGTGTAGTTGTTCATTCAGATAATTATAGTAAAAAGAAAGAAATTTCGCCATACTACGACAATGAATTGGAGAAGTTGAAACGAAGGAGACGTAGAAACTATGCCGACGTACCCCTATAAATGCTCCTGCGATCATGAATTTGATATAATCGCTAGAATGGCCGAAGTGAATAAGTTGGTTGTTGCATGTCCGAATTGTGCTAAACTACTCGATAGGGATTATAAGCAATTTATTGCAGTTAATTTTACGAATACAAAAGTTGAGGACATTGAAATGTGTCCTGCTTTAGGATGTTTGGTAAAAAACCAAAAACATCGTGAAGAAATAGCAAAATCTCGTGGCCTAGAACCTATAGGCAACGAATCAATTGACACCGTCAATCAATTCTTTGATCAAAAAAAAGCTGACATTGAAAAAAAACAAGCGTCGGAACTTAAGCATGAGATTTTAGGTTCCCTTCAATAAGGGCTTAATATGAGTGAAGAATTGAGTGAGGCGTTCGCAAGTACGTCTTCTAATCATGTTGAAGAACCCAGTATTTCAGATAAAGAACAGGCCGAAGTCAAAAGACTTATGGATCTATTCTATATATTTAAGAGATACCGGTGTCGTTACGATAAAAAGTTTATGGACTATTATAAATTGGTCCGAGGGATCCAATGGGATAGCAAGCGTCCTAGTTGGAAAAACTCTGAGGTGATTAACCTAGTCTGGAAAACAATTCAAAGCCAGATACCTCTACAGACTGATGTTAGGCCGAAATTCAGCTTCTTACCTACCGATCCAACAGATTTGGAATTTGCACAAATACTTGATGAAGTAGCTGACTCAGATTTTGAGCGCTATAATTGGCTCCGAACAGTTTTCGAGGTCATATTTGACGGCTGGGTGTATGGTACTGGGATAGCTTCAGTCGGCTACGATCAGAGCAAAGACTATGGTGGTGGCGGTGCTACTTTTAGGTCTGAAGACCCTCTTTATTGCTACCCCCACCCCGACGCTAATACAATCAATGACGAAGAATCTCAAACTTTCATATATGCAAAGCCTGAAGCTACTGACAAGCTAAAGCACGAGTTCCCTGAGAAAGCTAAATTTATTCGCAAGGATATTACCGATAAAGTCAAGAAGGAAAAAACTGAGACTGCGACAGGCAACTCTGATGGTTATTTCAATTCAGATTTAAATCTACCTAGGGGCGGTAGTCAAACTTCAGGCGAAACATTGGACGATGTACCAAGAACCATGGTCTTTCGATTCTATATGATCCCGAAGGAAGTTGAGGAGACTGAAGAAACCGAACGGAATGAAGAAACCGGTGAGGAGAAAACAACCTTCACAGTTTCAAGAAAACATCCGAAGGGCCGATATGTTGTGATTGCAAATAAAATGATTTTGCATGATGGCCCACTTGAGCATGATGATATGAAAATTCCTTATGCCAAATATAATAACTATATACTGCCGAGGGAATTCTGGGGCGTTTCTGAATGTGAGCAACTTGCTAGCCCTCAAGCTATATATAATAAGATACTTTGTTTCTCTCTCGATGCCCTAGCGATGACCGGGAATCCAATTTGGATTGTGGACACTAATTCTGAGGTCGATCCCGAAAATCTAAATAATATACCGGGATCAGTAGTTGAGAAAAATCCTGGCACTGAAGTAAGGCGAGAAATGGGCGTCGGTATTACACCCAGCGCTTTTACTATGCTTAATGTCCTGAATGAGCAATTTCAAGCTGTAGCCGGTACTAGCGAATTCTCGGAAGGTAGAGCAACGGGCGGCGTTACTGCAGCTAGTGCAATCGAACAATTAATGAGTGCTAGTAAAACTAGGATTAGACAAAAGCAAAGAAACCTCGATGAATTTATGAAAGAAGCTGGGCAGCTTTATCAGAATCGAGTGTTTCAATATTATACAGTGCCTAAGATTTTCAGAATTACAAATAAAGACGGATCAAGAGCATACCGCAAGTTTAGAGTCGAAGAAGAAGGCGGCGAAAAGGTTGCAATTTTCTCTGATTTTGATGGCGATGAACAAAAAGGATTCAACGAATTGCCGGAGAGAAAGCTGATTCTTAAAGGCCGTTTTGATGTGAGGGTTACTACAGATAGTG